ATCTCGCTCTCCTCGAATCAATTAAAATTGCGGATGGAGGCAATACAAAAGTATCAGCAGATGCGATCCCAAGCATTCTCCAAGAAGCACTAGCAGTATCTTTCGACGAACATGTAGGGCACGATTACTTGGAGAATGGTGCTGAACGTTATGCGTTCTACCATTTGGAAGAGGATAAGATTCCATTCCACCTTGAATACTTCAATAAAATTACCAAAGGTGGTCTGCCTAACAAGACATTAAATGTAGCACTTGCTGGCACAGGTGTGGGTAAGTCACTCTTCATGTGTGACTATGCTGCCAACTGTCTATCACTCGGTCGTAATGTTCTCTACATTACTATGGAGATGGCAGAGGAGAAGATTGCTGAGCGTATTGATGCTAACTTGTTTAACGTCAATATCAAAGACCTTATTGATTTACCAGAATCAATCTTCAACAATCGTATCAATGAACTGAAACGTAAAACACAAGGTCGTCTTATCATCAAAGAATATCCAACAGCTGCTGCACACGTTGGGCATTTCAAAGGTCTTCTCAATGAACTATCATTGAAGAAGGTATTCAAACCAGATATCATTTTTATTGATTATCTAAATATCTGCGCTTCTGCTCGCTACAAAGGTGCTATCGTAAACTCATATACTTATGTCAAGGCAATCGCAGAGGAACTTAGAGGATTGGCAGTTGAACACAACGTTCCAATCGTCACTGCTACACAAACTACTCGCAGTGGTTATGGTAATAGTGATGTCGATCTCACTGATACCAGTGAGTCCTTTGGTCTCCCTGCTACTGCTGACTTCATGTTTGCTCTCATTGCTACAGAGGATTTGGAGAAGGATGGTAAGATCATGGTGAAACAATTGAAGAACAGATATAATGACCCCACCATGTATAAGAGATTCTTAGTTGGGGTTGACAGAGCACGAATGAAGCTCTATAATGTTGATAATGCTGTTGACCTCACTTCTGATAAAGAAGAGGAGTATGACTTCGAAGAGATGGCAGCGAAACAAAGCAAAGATACTAAAAGCAAATTTACCAGTTTTATTTTATGAGTAAGCAAGTTGACCTGAATAAGTATACTCAGTTTGTTGATGGCACTACGAGTTATCCTTCTAAATCTAATGAAGAATTCATTGCTCGTATTCAACAACTTTCTGAGCGTGATGTTCCCATCGCTCGTCTGATGACTGCTGCTGTAGGTCTCTCGGCTGAAGCAGGTGAATTCACTGAAATTATTAAGAAGATTGCCTTTCAAGGCAAGGAACTGACTGAAGATAATCGCACCCATCTTATCAAAGAACTTGGTGATGTGTATTGGTATTTCACTCAGGCACTGCTTGGATTGGATGTTGATCTGAATGAAGTGGTGCTGACCAATGTGATGAAACTCACTGCCCGATACCCTGAGGGTGCTTTCGATGTGTTCCGATCTGAGAACCGAGCAGAAGGCGACATTTGATTAAACCTGTGCTATGATGGGGGGACACCTAAATAAGGGTGGACCCCCTTTCCTGTAGATGGCATCCCAGAACAAACACCTTGAGCACTTAGAAGACGAGTTAATCAATTATGGTTACGGTGGATACGTCGCTTCTAAAGACCTCATTCAGAATTTTGTTGACGAACTTGGTGGTCGTCCTACTGGTAACGTAACCGTTACGACGAAGTGGGATGGCGCTCCTGCTGTGGTTTGTGGCATCGACCCAGAGAGCAAGCAATTTTTCGTCGGCACCAAATCAGTATTTAATAAGAAAGAACCTAAGGTCAATTTCACGGAAGAAGATATTGATAAGAATCATGGTGAAATCCCTGACCTCGCCAAGAAGCTAAAGTATTGCCTGAAGTATTTTGCTGAATTAAATATCAAAGGAATCATTCAGGGTGACTTGCTGTTCACTGATGAAGATGTAGTAACCAAGAATATTGATGGTGAACGTTACTATACGGCAACCCCCAACACGTTAACGTATGCTTGGCCTGCTGATAGCAAGTTGGGTAAAGCAGTTCATGGTGCCAAGATAGGCGCTGTATTTCATACTTATTATAGTGGTAGTGGACCTGTCAATACTTTAAATGCTGGTTTTGGTGTTAGTCAATTCAATTTAAAATCTACTAATAATGTCTTTCTGGCATCAGCGACGATGGATAACATCAGTGCTAATTCTGGTTTGACTGTTGCTGAAGAACGTATACTTAAATCTGTCATCTCTGTAGCAGATCGTAATGCATCGATTGCCAAACCTTTCATTGAAATGGTGGCACACGAAGCAACCAAACAGTTTACGCTTGGTTATACGATGAAGCGTTTTACCAACAGTTATGTGAAAGAAGGACAGAAGATCAATAATACCAATGTCTTCATGTCTAAGTTTGAGGCAGCATATAAAAAATCTTTGGTGGAAAAGATTGAAGATTTGAAGTCAGAGAAATCTAAAAATGAATACCGTGACAAGTTAGCATCTGGTCTTCAGTTCCTTGAAGATAACAAGCGAGCATTCAAAGCATTCATTGTCATTTACAACTCTTTCACTAACGCTAAGAATCTCATCAACAACAAACTCGCTGGTCTCAGCGATACTAAAGTATTCCTGCGTAGCGGTGACAACTTTGTGGTGACGAAGCCTGAGGGTTTTGTTGCTATCGTTGATGGTAAGGCAGTAAAGATTGTTGACCGCTTGGAGTTTTCCCGTGCTAACTTCACGCTTGAGAAGTCGTGGCGCCCTCCTACTACTGAGGGAGCTAAGGTTGCTGCGTTTACTTTCGGTCGCTTTAATCCCCCTACGACGGGACACGAGCTACTGATAAATAAGGTTAAGGAGTTTGCTGGTGGTGGGGATTATTTTATATTTCCTAGTCATTCACAAGACAAGAAAAAAAATCCTTTGGTGGCTGAACAAAAAGTTAAGTTCATGAAAGAAATGTATCCTTCTCATAAGGATGCAATCATATACGATGTTCAAATCCGTGATGCTATTAAAGCATTGAAATGGTTAGAAGAAAAGGGATATACAGATGCTATTTTTGTTGTAGGGTCCGACCGTGTTCCTGGATTTCAATTTATTAAACAATATAATGGTAAAGATTACTGTATGAATACTGTTGAAATAAAGAGTGCTGGCGAACGTGACCCTGATGCAGATGATGTATCTGGTATGTCTGCAAGTAAAATGCGTAAAGCAGTAGCAGAAAAAGATATGCCAACTTTTATTTCTGGATTGCCTAAAAATTTTGTAACCAAAAAAAAGGCAATGGTTACTGAACTATTCAAAGCAGTGATGGAGGGAATGGAGTAATGGCAACTACTGGTAAAGATAAATGGGAAAAATATTTTAAAAATAATGAAGTAGAAACTTTTGTGAAAGCAAATAGTTCTAATAGTAAAGATCAAAATTATATCTATGATTTAACGGGACTCAAAACTAATAAAAGATTGGAGCACGGGCATTCCGTAACAGTTATGAAAACTGGTGTTTATTATGATAATGGTTCTTATGCAAATAAAGTTTTGGTTGAATATGATAGGGGTCAACTAGGTTATCTTCATATTAACTGTGTAGACAAAGTAAAAAATGGCAGAGCAACTATGCAAATAGAATCTGCCAAACTGATTAATCTTGGTGAAGATATTATAGTTGATAGTTTAAATGGACAGACAAATGTACCGTGTAAGGCATTTAGAACTCCACAATCTTTATCTACATCTATCATTAGTGGATTGGAAAATGAACCTTCAGTTCCAGATTATATTACAGAACAGTTTACTGAATATTTTGCTCATGATTTGGTGAGTGGAATAAAAGGAATCTCTTGGAATGCTGGTATAGGTGATAAAGAAAAAAATACATTAGCTGCATATCTTGGGGAACTTTTGATAGGATATATGGCATTATCAAGAGATTCGGATGCATTTAATGTGCCAGAGATTGTTGCTTATGATATAGAATATTTTGCAGTTCCTACCGATCCTTCTTTTCCAGGAATCGATTCTTTTATTCAATATAAAAGTAAAGGAAAAAAAACATCGGGGGGGAAATATTTAATATCATCAAAAGCTGGGAGAGGTGCTAAAGCTTCTATATGGAATAATGTGATGCCTTTAGTTGTTAATGCTAAAAAGAAAAATAGTTCTGGGTGGCAATCTTTATCTAGAAATAGTATATTAAAAAAACTAGTATCTTCTTTTGAAGCAGTTCCTAATGCCGCAGCAAATGGAAAAAAAGTTGTGTATCATTTTGGTGTCAATCACATATTAAATCAAGCGGCAAATGCAACAGATGCTTATAGTTTATTTACTAAGTTAAAAAGTGGTAGAATGTCATCTGAAAACAGAAGTTTGTTGGAACAAGCTAGACAAATACAAGCAGGATTAAGTTCTCAAAATTATCCAGAAGCGGCATCTAGAGATGTGAAAACAAACTTAAATGCTTCTGGTGGAAAAGCGATGACAGTGTTTTTTGCTAGATATATAGCAGATGAATTGATGAAAGATCAACAAGCAATAAACTTTATTCTTTCTTGTTTATCTGGCAAAAAATTCTATCAAGCAAACTTAAATATGAGTAGGTGGAGATCTGGTACAATACTATATTCAACCACTCACGTTACTGATACTTCTATAAAAATAACAGGAACCAAGTCAGGAACAAACAGTTTAGATGCTACACAAGGCACAGTGAACTACGAATTAGAATTTAAATGAAATCACTCAAAGAAATACAACAACTTTCAAAGCAAAAGACCTACGTTCTTGGTAAGGTATTTGCTGAAGGTGATTGGGTTGAAAATGTTAATGGTGACGTAGGAAAGATTCACAGACGTGGTGTAAACTATATCATTGCAGTAACAGAAGATGGCAAGATGTTTCGTGCATGGGTAAAAGATCTCAAAGAATACTGTGGGAATGAGAATACATACATGTCACCCAAGCAGAAAGTCAAAGCATTTATAAATAAAAATAAACGTAAAGAGAACAATGACGATTGACGAGTTTTCACAACAGTTATTAGAAAGCCTTTTTGCTCGCCTTGAAGAAGCCAAATGCATGAAGTGCGGTAAGGAAGAGTGTGAGTGTGACGACGATGACGACGATGATGATGAAGGCGAAGCAAAGAAAAAGAAAATGAAAGAATCGAAAGATGAAGAAGATGATGACGATGATGAAGAGGATGATGCTGGTAAAGGCAAGAAAAAGAAAATGAAAGAAGGTTGGAAAGACGAGGAAGATGACGATGATGATGACGATGATGAAGGTGAGTCGAAAGGTAAGAAAAAATCTCGTGCTTTCAAAAAGATTAAAGAATCTTTAGACAAAAGATTAGAAGAAGCAAAGAAGTCAAAAAAGAAAGACAAGGATGATGACGATGATGATGACGATGATGACGATGACGACGATGATATGGATGAGAGCTTTTCTTTAGCAGAAAAAAAAACTGTAAAAATGGATGGCAAAGATGATAATGGTTTTAAATCTTGCTGGAAAGGATATAGGAAAGCGGGCACCAAAGTAAAAGGTGATAAAGAAGTTAACAACTGTGTTCCTAAAGAAGAAACACAATATGAAGAACTAAAAGGTGGACAGAAAAAAATCGACGCCAATCATAATGGTAAAATTGATGGACAGGATTTCAAAATCCTTCGTGGCAAGAAAAACAAAACTGTTAAAGAAATGTTAACAGTTACTGAAGCAGCTCCTAAGGCAGTTAAAAAAAAAGTAGAGATTGAGGTGATGCCAAACATCCCCACTCCAAACGACCCAGAGCCACCTAAAGCACCAGAAGACATGGCGACTAAAACGCCAAAGAAAAATAAAAAAACAGTAAAAGAAGAAACAGAACAACTTGATGAAAAGAAACTTTCGGCAAAAGAAACAGCAAAGAAAGAAAAGTTTGTTAAAGGAATGAAAAAAAAGTTTGGTTCTTTCAAATCAAAGTATGGTGATAGAGCAAAAGATGTGATGTATGGAACTGCCACATCGATGGCAAAGAAGGCAGCATAAATAAAACCGACCCATATAACCAGAGGTTACTATGTCAGCTCTAATCGCATGGGCAATCGCTAACCAAGCACTTATTGCAACTGTTCTTTTTGCAGTTTCAGAAGCACTTGGAGCAAACCCAAAAGTCAAATCAAATGGTATTCTTTCACTTATTCTTTTACAAGTTCAAGGACAACTAAAAGCAAAAGGTGCTAAAGATCTTACTCCTTGATTATAGATTTAAATAATCTTTTAGGGGGATGCAGGCATATGCAAGCATCCCTTTTTTTATAAATATCTTTTAGAATACGAATATTTTTATAGAGGAAACCGATGGCAATTTTCGGAACAATCGACGCTAAGGCGTTGGCAAATAACTTAAGTGTTACTAATGGTAGTCAAACAGTAACTACTACTGGTGATTTTACAGATAAAACAACGGCAAACTATGTTAGACCAGGAGACGTTCTTTCTTTGAGCGGTGTGCAGTATACTGTTGTTGCTGTTGATTCTGCAACATCTTTACGTCTCACAGTTCCTTACGCTGGTTCAACTGGCACAGTAACTGCTGCAAATGCTATTCGCAGAACTCCACCTAAAGAAGTTGCTGAAGTTCTGTTTAATGAGAACAGTCAATACAATCACTATCCATCTGGCACTTCATTAATCTTTATTGATAACACTGAAGCACAACTTACAGAAAACAAAGTTCGTGGTTTCAGAGGTCCAGGTTGGTATACCTATAGAACTTATACTGATGGTGATGGCAATACTCGCCACAAGACAGAGTGCATTGCATTCGCTCATCAAACTGCTGCAAACGCTGGTGACTATGGCACTGCTGATGGTGGCACGGAAGATAATCCTGCTGCAGACGTAACTTCAACCATTACTATTTCTGGTCAACCATCTAACCAGAGCACATACGGTCCTGCTGGTGCTATTCGCACTGTAACTAGAACTGGAACAGCAGCTGCTGGAACAGGAAGTTACACCATCACTGGTGCTACTACTGGTAACGTAGTAACCAACGTTTCTGGTGGTGCTGCTCCTGCTGCTAACGGATATGAATTTACAGTTTCTCGTTCTGGCGGAACCTATACTGTTACCGTTGTAACTGGTGGTTCTGGATTTGCTGCTACTGATACAATCCTTGTCAAGGGCAGTCAGTTGGGTGGTGTTGATACAACCAACGATCTTACGATCACAGTTGCTACTGTTGCATCTGGTGCTGCTACATTCTCAGTTACTGCTTCTGTTGGAACTGGAACTCTTATCTATCAATGGCAACGTCAGACAGCGACTGGAACTTCCTGGTCGAATGTTTCTGGTGCTACTTCATCTTCACTCGCTCTTACTGGTCTCACAACTGCAGATACTGGTAAAAAATATAGAGTCAAAGTTGGTGGATCTGCTGGTGGACAGGAAGTTATTTCTGATACTGCAACCCTCACTGTAACTGCTGCATGATATGATTTTCAATGAGTTGACACCAGACAACTGGTTGTTATTTGCAATCAAAAACTATAACAACCCGTTGTCTGTTACATATGATGACTTTGAAGAAGAACTTCAAAAGTTTAAATATATTAAAAGATTATTGAGACGTTATGATACGACAGGTGAGTTGAAACACCATTTGATTCTCAATCATATTATTACACTATATAATGTATTCAATGACGCAGCAACGCTGCTTCTATTTTATAAAATAGAATCGCAATACTGGCCCATTCTAAAAGCATTCATGGTGTTTTTAGATCGATTACCAGAAGATGTAGATACAACAGATGTAGACGAATCATGTCTGAAACTTCTCAAACTACTGTGAATGAAATGATGGCAGGTGATGGATCTGGTCTAGCACTTCCTCCTGCCTTTGTCTTTGTCAACACAAAGAAAAAGAAAAACCTGAAAAAGACCAAACTAGAAAAACTAGATGGTCGCAAAAAGAGTGCTAGAAACCTAATCAAACGTGTAATGCAAAGGAGAACATCTAAAATGTCGGAAGAAGCAAAAGAAATTATTAGTGAGGTGATTTCTGATACCGAGAAGGCACAGAAACAAATCAAAGCCTCTAAAGAAATGAGAGCAAAACGTGACCTTCAAGCGAAGCGCACGGATGCTAAAAAGAAAATGTCGGATAAAGCAGATGAGATGAATGTTCTTCTCAGAGCTCGTATGTCTGATTTCAAAAAGAAATCAGCAGAGAAACAACAGAAAGCAGATAAGCAAGTGATGAAAAAAGAAGATGTAGATATCTCTATGCCAAGAACTGGTTCTGCTGGCGGCGTAGATGTATTCACTACTGCTCTTAAAGTTGCTGAAGAAGGTTCAGCATATGGTAGAGACCCCGAGATTTCATTTGCTAATCTTGTGTTCCAAGATGGTACTCGTGGAAGAATCGGTGTATTTGATGCCAAGAGAATCCTTACAACATACGAAGGTCTGTCGGCAGAGAACAGAGACAAGTTTCGTGTTATGCTTAATATGAGTGCTACATCTTACGCTAAAGCATTGGAGTTTGCAGTTCATAACGTTTAATTAAGGGGAGTCATGCCATTCAGAGTTGGAAAAGACCTTTCAGTATTAGAAGCGAAATTTCAAATATATGAAGATCTCTCCAAAGAGATGCTTGACAAACTTGAAAGAGCAGTTGATAGAATCAGTGAGGGCAATCAAGCGGTTGCCCTTATTTTAGAACGACATGAAAATAGATTGGAGCAAGTAGATAAAGCAGATGCTGCTATACTTGAACTGATTAAAGATCTCAAAGATAAAATTAGAGAAATTGAAAAGAAACTAGAAGAAGTATCACAAATCAAATGGATGACTCTTGGTTGTGGTGCTGTACTTGTAGTGTTGGCAGGAGCATTTTCTACACTAGCATCTGGTTGGTGGACACCTGCAGGTATGCAAGATGCTGCATCTGCAGCAAAGGCGCCCTTGACAAGCAAATGATTCTGTGTTATCCTAAGGATAACCAAATCTTTACAGCATGAACTACATTGACACCAAGTATATTGGGTTGGTATCTTCACAACTGATGAAGTTTACTGAAAAGAAAAAAGGAACTTATAACTTTCGTTGCCCTTATTGCGGTGACTCAGCAAAGAAACAAAATAAGGCACGAGGATATCTATTCTCTATGAGAGATAGTTTTGTCTACAAGTGTCATAACTGTGGTGTCACTCGCAACTTCTCTCAGTTTCTGAAGGATCAAAATGCTATGCTCCATGGTGAGTATGTGTTGGAGCGTTATAAAGAAGGGATGACTGGTAAGAACTATCAGGTCGAAACACCTGATTTTAAACCATTTGTTACTAAACCAGTATTTAAAAAAAATATTTTTAGCGAGCTTTCAACTATCGAATCGCTAAATAATACACACCCAGCAAAACAATATCTGCTCAATCGAAAGATACCAGAGTCATTTTACTCTAACTTCTACTACGCAGAGGATTTTAATGCTTGGGAGAATAATCAAAATACAATTAAAGAACCTAGAATTATACTCCCACTAATCTCGGAAGATGGAAACGTATTTGGATATCAAGCGAGGTCTCTTAATAAAAATGCAAGCCTTCGCTATATCACTACCATCTTGGATAAGGAATATCCTAAACTATTTGGACTTGATCGTATAGATGCTAATGAAAATATTTACGTCACAGAGGGTCCGTTCGACTCTCTTTTCTTGTCTAACGGACTGGCGATGTGTGGTGCTGATGTTGTACTTGATCGGGTATATTACCCTAGTAGAACATTTGTTTACGACAATGAACCACGCAACAAACAAATCGTTGACAGATACGAAAAGTGTATTGATAAAGGAGAAAGCATTGTAATCTGGCCAGAATCAGTTAGAGAAAAAGATATCAATGATATGTTTTTAGCTGGTCATAATGTACAATCTATGGTAGAATGTAACACCTATACAGGTTTAGAAGCAAAAGTAAAACTTAATCTTTGGAAGAAAATATGAGCAACGGAATCAAAGTTAAAAAACGTGATGGATCTACAGAATCTCTTAACCTTGATAAGATTCATATGATGGTAGAATGTGCCTGTGGTGGTTTGGCAGGAGTGTCGCCATCTCAGGTAGAAATTAATTCTGGTATTCAATTTTATGATGGGATTACTACAAATGAAATCCAAGAAATTCTTATCAGGTCAGCTAGTGATCTTATTGAACTTGACACTCCAAATTATCAGTATGTTGCTGCTCGTCTCCTTCTTTTCGGTTTATATAAGCAGGTCTTTGGAGATAGTTGGAAAAACGGTTTTCCCTCAGTAGGTGAACATCTTACCAAAGGTATCATGAAAGGTATCTATGATAAAGAACTTGCTGGTAAATATGCAGATGAAGAGTGGGATAAGATCAACTCATGGATTGACCATGATCGTGACTATTTGTTTACATATGCTGGTCTTCGTCAAGTAGTTGATAAATATCTGGTACAAGATAGAAGCAGTAAAAGTGTCTTTGAGACACCACAATACGCTTATATGTTGGTTTCAGCAACCATCTTCGCTGAATATCCTAAGGCAAATCGTCTGTCATATGTGAAGAGGTATTATGACGCAATCAGCAAACACAAAATCAACGTGCCGACTCCCATCCTCGCAGGAGTTAGAACGCCTCTCAGACAATTTGCGTCTTGTGTTCTTGTTGATAGTGATGACACCCTCGATAGCATCTTTAGCAGTGACATGGCTATTGGTCGCTATGTTTCTCAACGTGCAGGAATCGGTATCAACGCAGGTCGCATCCGTGCTCTCAACAGCAAAATTAGAGGGGGCGAAGTATCTCACACTGGAGTTATACCGTTTCTCAAAAAGTTTGAAGCAACTGTCCGTTGCTGTACGCAAAATGGTATACGAGGAGGAAGTGCGACAGTCCACTTCCCAATCTGGCACAGGGAAATCGAAGATATCTTAGTATTAAAAAACAATAAGGGAACCGAAGATAATCGTGTTCGCAAGTTAGATTATAGTATTCAAATCAGCAAACTTTTCTATGAAAGATTTATCAGAAACGAAAACATTTCTCTCTTCTCTCCACACGACGTTCCTGGTTTGTCTGATGTTTTTGGGATTGCTGGATTTGATGAGTTATACAATGTTTATGAACGAGATGAATCTATTCCAAGAAAAACTATTGGCGCTCAAGAACTCTTTTTGGACCTCCTAAAAGAAAGAGCAGAAACTGGTCGTATTTACATTATGAATATCGATCATTGTAATGATCACTCTTCTTTCAAAGACAAAGTTTGGATGAGTAATCTTTGTCAAGAGATTACACTTCCCACCAAACCACTGCAGCACATCGATGACCCCGATGGTGAGATTGCTCTGTGTATTCTTTCTGCTGTTAATGTTGGTAAACTGAAACACCTTGACGACCTTGAAGAACTCTGTGACCTTTCTGTAAGAGCACTGGATGAACTGATTGATTACCAAAAGTATCCAGTTATTGCTGCAGAACAATCAACGAAGAATCGTCGTTCACTTGGTATTGGTTATATCGGTCTCGCTCACTTCCTTGCTAAGCATCAAGTTAAGTATTCTGATGGTGCCGCTGCTCACATCGTTCATGGTTTGACAGAAGCATTCCAGTTTTATCTACTAAAAGCTTCTAATCAACTTGCTGTTGAAAAAGGTAAGTGTGGTTATTTTGATCGTACTAAGTATGCCGATGGTATTCTTCCAATTGATACATACAAGAAAGATATAGACGAAATCGTGCCTAATGTTCTCCATTATGATTGGGAATCTCTCAGGGAATCTATCAAGCGCCACGGTCTTAGGAACTCAACATTGTCCGCACAGATGCCATCGGAGAGCAGTTCCGTTGTGTCAAATGAGACAAATGGAATCGAACCTCCCCGTGCATTCCTATCCATTAAAAAATCAAAGAAAGGAGTTCTCAAGCAGATTGTTCCTCAGTATCAATCTCTTAAAAACTATTATACGCTGCTGTGGGATATGCCTAACAATACTGGGTATATTAATATTGTTGCAGTTATGCAGAAATTCTTTGATCAAGCGATTTCTGGAAACTGGTCGTATAATCCAGAGCATTATGCCGATAATGAAGTGCCTGTGTCGGTAATGGCACAGGATCTTCTCAACACATACAAGTATGGTTGGAAGACATCTTACTATCAAAATACATATGATATTAAGAAGGAGGAAGACGACGAAGAGAAAAAGAAATCAGTTGAAAGTTTACTTAACTCAATTTTAGAAGGAACACAGGAGGAAGAAGATTGTGACAGTTGCAAAATTTAAACTAACCGATACCCCAGTTAGCGTAGAAGGAATGACGGTATTTAATACCAAACATGTAGATGTAAAGAAGCAACCAATGTTCTTTGGTGCTCCATTGGGTATTCAAAGATATGATACCTACAAGTATCCTATCTTTGATAAGCTAACTCAACAACAACTTGGATACTTTTGGAGACCTGAAGAGGTCTCCCTTCAAAAGGATCGTGCAGATTATGCTACTCTTCGTCCAGAACAAAAGCATATCTATACTTCTAATCTAAAGTATCAGATCATGCTTGACTCTGTGCAAGGTCGTGGTCCTGGTATGGCATTCATTCCCTACTGTTCTCTCCCAGAACTTGAATCAGCAATGACTATCTGGGAGACGATGGAGATGATTCACAGTCGCTCGTATACATACATTATTAAGAATATCTATTCTGATCCATCAGAAGTATTTGATACGATCCTTGATGATCAGAATATCCTTGATAGGGCGAAAAGCGTAACAGAAGCATACGATGATTTCATTCGTGCTGCCCAAGAGTATTCTTCGGGCAATCAATGGCAGCATCAACTAGAAGGAGTAGATGCTGCTAAACAAACTCTCTACGAGTTGAAGCGTAAACTCTATCGTGCAGTGATTAATGTAAACATTTTAGAGGGGATTAGGTTCTATGTTTCGTTCGCATGTTCGTTCGCTTTTGGCGAACTTAAACTTATGGAGGGATCCGCTAAGATTATCTCTCTCATCGCCAGAGACGAAAGCCAACATCTTGTCCTTACGCAAAACATTATCAAAAACTGGCTTAATGGAGATGACCCAGACATTCTTCAAATCGCTAAAGAAGAAGAAGCATGGACAGTAGAACAGTTTAAGAAAACTGTAGATGAAGAGAAAGCATGGGCGCAGTATCTATTCAAAGATGGTAGCATCATTGGTCTCAACGATAAACTACTCAACTCTTATGTTGAGTATATTGCCAACCGTCGTATGAGAGCGATTGGTTTGAAGCCTGTGTTTGATACTCCTATGTCAAATAATCCACTGCCTTGGACTCAGCACTGGTTATCTTCTAAGGGTCTGCAAGTTGCCCCACAAGAAACAGAGGTTGAGAGTTATGTCATTGGCGGTATTAAACAGGATGTTAAGAAAGATACTTTCGCTGGTTTTAAACTGTAATGGAAGATTGGAAAGAGAAAGCACTGAAGTACGAAAAACTATCGGAGCACAACAAACGAATACTCAGAGAGGGACCGAAAGCTCTATCAGAAGCATGGTTTCTGGGAGCAATGAAAAGAAAATACTACCAGACCCCTGGTTCAACTGAATAGATAAATACCTCCATCATGGAGGTTTTTTATTATGAATCCACAGTCAGCAAAAGCAAAGGGTCGCCGTCTGCAACAGTGGGTAAGAGATAAACTCATTGAGATGCTTGAGGTTCACCCTGAAGATATTGAATCTCGTAGCATGGGAGCAGGTGGCGAAGATCTTATCATGGCTCGTGCTGCAAGGTTAAAGTTTCCTCATAGCATCGAGTGCAAGAACGTGGAGAAGCTAAATATATGGGATGCCTATGAGCAAGCATCTGCCAACTCTGGTGACTATGAACCACTTGTCGTCATTAAAAAGAATGGTAAAAAACCACTGGTTGTGGTAGACGCAGAGTATTTCATACGTTTATTCGGAGAGAAAAAATGACATTAGATCTTCATAACTTTTTCAAGTATTATGATGATAAAAATGAAAATCATGTAGCGGCAGTTCAATGGTTGGAAGACCATCTGCCCGAAAAGTTCATGGATGATTCAGAAACTGAGTGGGTTAATATTTTCAGAACAAAACCACCCACTCCAGCAGTTTTGAATGTTCCATACTTCAACCAAGTAGATAACTATAGAGATGCACAAAGAACATGCAACTCTTCGTCATGCGCTATGTGCCTTGCTTTCCTCAAGCCAGGTAGCATTAAAGGAGACGACGATTACATTAGAAAAGTATTTGCGATTGGTGACACTACAGATCATGCCGTTCAGACGAAGGTTCTGGCAGGTTATGGTGTTAAGTCACACTTTAGTTACGGTCTTTCTTTTGCTGATATTGATCGCAGCCTCGATGCTGGGAAGCCAGTTGTTATTGGTATCCTCCACCGTGGTCCTCTATCTGCTCCTACTGGTGGGCACATGGTTGTAGTGATCGGCAAGACGCCAGATGGTAAAGGTTATTTCATTAATGATCCATATGGTTCATGCAATGATAACTACACTGGTCCAGTAACAAATGGTAAAGGAACAATCTATACCAAAGCAATGCTCAAGTATCGTTGGTGCCCAGGTGGCAACGACGGTTGGGGTCGCATTTTCGATTGATAACCAAGGAGAACAATAATGGCAAGAATCGATTTACATAACTTTTTCAAGTTTTATGATGACAAAAATGACAACCACGTTAAAGCAGTTCAGTGGTTAGAGGATCATCTTCCAAAAGAATATATGGAAGATAACGCTGAGTGGGCTGAGATTTACAGAAAAAAGAATGAAGCCGCTGCTCCAGCCTCAAGTAGTGGCGGCCCTGTTCTCGTAACAAAAAAGCAACTTGCTTATATTTGGAACTGTGGCGAGAATCTTATTGAAGACGCAGAAGTTGACGAAATGAATCATGGTCTGAACTTCTTTAAGATTAATACTCCAGTTCGCATTTGTCATTTTATGTCACAGATTTCACATGAATCTGGTGGTGGAAGATATAAGGAAGAACTTGCTTCTGGTGCCGACTACGAAGGTCGTTCAGATCTTGGTAATACACAACCAGGAGACGGCAAAAAGTTTAAGGGTGCTGGATACATTCAAATGACTGGTCGTGCAAACTATCAGGCATTTGCAAACTACATTAAAGACCCTAATGTTATGCAGGGTGTTACCTATGTTGCCAAGAAGTATCCAATGACTTCTGCTGGTTTCTGGTGGCACAATAATAACATGAATGCTTTGTGTGATTCAAATCCATCAGTTGACCAAGTAACTAAGCGTGTTAACGGTGGATATAACGGTCTCGATGACCGTAAGAGATACTATGCTCGTTGTTGTGAGGTTATTAAATGAAGACATACGATCAATTTATAACTGAGGCTCAGGCACGTTGCCAGAGAACATCTATGGATGAGTTTGAAAAACTTGTTCATAAGTTTCTGCCTTATTGCTTTAAGGAGCTAAAGTTAAAATCGATCCCACCTCTTCATTTTGATAACAAATCTAATGGTCATTTACATGTCAAAGATATTCCAGGTGTGACAATTATTAAGGATAGTGGATTCAGTCAAGTCAAAGGAACTTTTGGTCAGACCAGTCAAAAAAATAGAATCGTAGTGAATATAGCAAACCGTCAACCACTTGACGCATTGAGAACTTTAGCACATGAATTAGTCCATTACCATCAACACATACATGGTGTTCATGGTAATGGAGATACAGGAAGCCCCACTGAAAATGAGGCAAATGTTCGTTCTGCTATTATCATGAGGAACTTTGACTTCTCACATCCTAACGTATTTAAATTGCCTCCTTTGTAATATTGTTAACAAATTACAAAAGGACAATGAACACAACTAAAACAAAAGAAGCCATGGGACAATTAATTCGTATTGCTATTTTGAGTTGGTCTGCTGCTCTTCTGACAGCATCATATGCAGGTCTCCTTGCTAAGATGGACCCTACATTTATTGCTACCGTATTCACTGCTTCTGCTGCGACATTCGGTATTAATACATTGAAGAATGATAAACAGGAAGATGCCAGAAATCCCGAACCTCCAATCACAACAGTTGAACCAACTCCAGAACCAGAGTATCCAACCGTTGCAGCAGAACCAGTTGCCATCGCTGAATCAACAGAAGGTTGCCCTACCTGTGGTTCAGGAACTACCGAAGACGATAATACAGTCCCAGTCGGCAGGGTCTAACGCACCTCCAATAACACAGGGTTTGGCATTACCAATAGTAAATACGCCAGACCCTGCTGTTAATTATCCTGTGATTAATGTTCCAACACAGGAAGAGTTTGATGCGGCTGTAAAAGCAGAACAAAAAAAGAAGGAAGGAGAGAAGGAAGAAAAATCAAGAGGACTTCCTGACAGTAAACCTGTATTACCACAAATACAAATTCCTGTTCAAAATACACAGGATAATCGGAATATTTCCGATCAACCATCCACAAATAGTAATATGGGGGTGCCTGTTATTGAAGTACCACTCGTCGGACCAGTTCCAGTTCCTCCAAAAGAACAAGTTATACTTGCTGGCACCACTGCTACTGCTTCTGTTGCTGCGGCTCTTATTGGCAAATCTTTGGTGGAATGGATGGTAAAGAAGATGAAACCAATAGTTGAACAACTATTTGTAAGGGGTAAGAAACTTCTTAGTAAAGATCTCACCCCATATGAAACTCAAGTTTATTTTGCTTTTGAAAAATCTGCTTCTCTCAAGAAAGTCAATAAATTACTTAAGAAAGAACAGAAGATTCAAAAGAAAGAACAATATAAAAGATTTCACGAAAAGTAATTATTTTTGTGCCCAAGGACATGCCTTTGGCATATAAACTACAGCATGACCAGTTGCTACTGCTTGTTGGTTAATCTCAGTTCCATCGGCAAGGAAGAGACGACCAACAGTTCTACCATAAAGATCTTTGGTAACTCTTTCAATTTTAATATCTTGATTGAGAACTAAATCAGATAACCATTTCTGTGCTGCTGGACCACCGATAGGATCTTTTTTACCGTGCTTGTTATTAGTTACTTCTGGAGCATCAATACAAGCAAGACGAATCTTTTCACCAGCTGCTGTGGTTACAGTATCTCCATCATGAACTCCAACAATAACATCTGCCTTAACAGCAAGTGTTGCTAACGAAAGGGCAGCAATCACTGCACCAATTTTAAAAAGTTTCATATTTAAAAAGGTAATTTGAACTTCTCTGTATTTAGTTTGGGAATAGGTAGTTTTTCCAATGCTTTTGATACTTGTTTCTCTACCACAGCACCCACAAACTCTTCTGGGTTATCCAAAATCTTTTGTGCTTTCTGATAAGTTGTGTAAGCACCATAGCAAAGCACAGCACTAACGCTCAAACTTAATACAGATAATCCTAATGCTAGTTTATTCATTCTCTTCCCTCCTCCTTATGAATCCAAATTTTTAAATCTTTGACGTATTTTCTTAATGTTTCTGCTTGTGATAAATGCCAGTCATCTCCTGTTTTGATATGTAATCTGATGTGTTCATCAACAGCATCAAGGCACTTTTTAATTACAGGATTCCAAGGTTCCCGAATAGGAGTATTCCATTCTCTTGACATAATACCTCACTTTTTTTTACCACCATTTTTTGCTTTTTTGGCAGTAGCATTACCTTGATTTTGTTTAGGTTTCTTGGTTGCTTTATTACTGCCCTTGTTTTTTGACTTGGACATTATTCTGTGGCACAGATAACGTAGTATTTATCTGAGGATATCTCACAACTACGTCAGAACATATCTTAGCGTAAGGAGAATCTGGGTGAAATGTAATCCCAGATTTAATTGCTTCGCCACATTTTAATAATCGAACAAGTTCAAAATCTAAACGTGCTTTATCTGCTTCTGCGTTTTGTCTTTTGATTTCTACTTTTGCTCTTTCCTTACAAATTTCTTGTAAAGAACCATCCAAGGGAAAGTTGAATCCCATACTAATACCACCATTACCAGTATAAGATTGGTAAGTTGCTGGGTCTTTACTTCCATTCATGTTGCCTAATATGAATGGTGAAACACTCATAGTGGGCCCTTGACAACTAACCCCTGCTCCGTATGTATTAGTAGAATACGGCCCTTGGAGGACTTGAACTGCTTGGTTAGTAACGTTTCCTGTAGCAGAAGCAGTAGGACCAGCAATATTAGTATTACTAGGAGCCTGCTGTGCCAATACGGGAGATACATATAAACTTATTGTGTAAAGACAGATACTGAGTTTGTGGTAGAATCTTGTGATGTTGTTCGATCTATCCATGTTTCTTTTGCCAATCCAGGACCAAGATAAGTTTCGCTGAACTGGAATGGAGCACCTTGAGTCATGATACTATAGTTTGCTCCTTGTTGAGGAGTGCCAGGAATATTAATATTAGTTCCAGATACAGTATATGATGAACCAGTTGTATATTCAACTTGGTGAATCGTTTCTATAATTTGTGTGTGAGTTTCTGTGGTTGCCGTAATAGTTCCCCTTGTAAAATTGGGAACAACCTGTTCAGCTAGGGCAGGACAAGATGACCCTAGCAGGAATAAACCCGCTAGGATATGTCTCATTTGAATACGCTCAACTCAACGCTACGTTGTGCTGTTGCTGTTGTTCCTGCTCCACCAGCAGTAACTGTTGGAACACCAGATGTCGTTAATGTACCAGCGAGAGAACCCTTGTCTCCTGCTAACTGAGTAACACTATCCCCATAAAGGTTGGGAGAAGCAATAACTCCACCACTGACCGACTGAGTGGTGACTGATGTATCAGCAGCTCGTGAAGTTTCTGAGAAAACAAATCCTTGACCTGCTGTGTTGACATCATATGAACCAGTGGAACCAACGCCACCAAATGTATTTGCTTTAATATTCGAACCAGAGACCGAGTATTCCCCGCCAATTCTGGTTGATTGTACCGCTGCACCCTGGACGTTTAATTGTACGGAATCAGTAATCCTTGATGTAATTTCACCTGCAAAAACAGGAGTAGTTAAAAATAACGAAAAGACAAATGCTAATCTTTTCATTTTTCTGTATAAAATACGACTAAATGTATTTATGTTTCATGGTGGTTCGGAACTCACCCTCTTGACACCTCCATAAATATGTGCTATATTATGCTGTTCGTCATGAGAACGTGAGTGACAATAGAGCCGTGGAAGGTGCCCACCGAGAGGTTGGGTGTACCCCCCTTCTATACGGATGTAGAGTTCAATCAAACTAAATGCAACAATTCCTTACAGTAGCCCTGCCTGTTTTGGCAACGGTTACAACCAGTACGGCAACACTGCCTAGCGTGTTTCCTCCTCCCCCCTTGAGTGCCCCGCCACCATATTCTATTATTCGAGAGGAGCCTACATTAAAGACAGCGACCAAAACGGTTGCTCCCGAGAAGTCAAAAGAGAAAAGGCTAATTTGTAAAGGGTGTAATGAAAATGAGAATGCTACCCTGGCATATTTCCAGGAACGTGGTATTAAAGACAGAAACGCCCTTGCTACTATTTTAGGAAACATTAAGCAAGAATCTAGATTCACGCCTAATGTTTGTGAAGGTGGTAGTAAACGGTCCTATTACTCCTGCTGGGGTGGTTATGGACTGATTCAATGGACATCTGCCAATAGGTATTATGGATTGGGTGATTTTGCTAGAAAGTATGGTGGGTCACCATCATCACTTGATACGCAACTTCGTTATCTTACAAACGAAATCCAGTGGCAAAAGATTGAGGAGAAGATGAAAACTCCTGGTAAATCGATTTATCGCTATATGGATTATGCGTATGATTGGATTGGTTGGGGATATCATGGTGCCCGTACAGAGTATGCCTATGATTATGCATCCCGACTGACTCAGGTAGAAGTTTGAACAACTGAATAAATATGCGGGGAGACAATCCCCGCTTTTTACTATTACTAATATGAAAATATATAAAAATTCTATAAGTGATAAATTATTAAAAGAATGTACTGAAAAAATCAGAGCAGAAATAACAAAACCAACTTGGATGACCAGTACAATATGTTGGGGGGCGGAAATAAAAAAGAACATTACTGGTAGTTGTATGTTTTGTAATGTTGATCAATATTTGGCAAATAAATTAACGGATGAATTAAAAGAATATTTTCCTGAACATGATGAATTAATATTTCAGTATTATGTTTGGCAACATGATGCTGGCATATCAATACATGATGATAAAGGACATAAATTTGGCGCAACTTTATATTTAAATCCAGAATGGCATGTCAATTGGGGAGGATTGTTTGTTTGGTATGATTCTTTTGAAAATTATGCGGAAGGAAAAGCAAATTGTTTAATACCAAAAAGTAAAACATTAGTATTAAATGACGAAACACAGCTGCATCTTGTCACTCCAGTATCTTCAACATCTCCAGAAATCAGAGTTACTATACAAATTTGGGGAAAATGATTAACTTCGGTAAAAAGAAACCAGATATAAAACAATACGCTATAATCAGTGTAGTGTTAACAACTATTATCGCCACTCTTTCTCAGTGTACAGGAATATCACAGAATAATATTTGGGATTTACTTGATGAAGTACAAAGAAAATATTTTCCCCAAACCATTCTGAATGAGTTTATACTCAACGATCCTGAGAAACTTAATAGAAGAATCACCAGAGATGTTGATAGAGCAATAGATGATTACTGGGCACAATCTGGTTTATCAAAAGCAGAGGTATCAAAACCTCGCTATATAGAAGAAGCAAACGACGAAACATTATGTTATAGTGATGAGTGTAAGACACTCGCCCCACCCATGAGGTTATGTGCCCCATGGCTTGACACCTGCCCTAAGGAGTGATAGAATACTCTCATGTCTCGGTAGCTCAGATGGATAGAGCATCTGCCTTCTAAGCAGTTGGTCACAGGTTCAAGTCCTGTCCGAGACGCTCGGGAGATTGGCGCAGCGGTAGCGCAGCTGCTTTACACGCAGACGGTCATTGGTTCGAATCCGATATTTCCCATATAAGATTATGAATACATACTATATCTCTTTAATAGTGCTCTGTGCGATGATATATATTATCTGGCAGGATCCAAATGTGCCAGAATATATCAACCTCAGAATAAAACTTCTTCACATTGATTTTATTCGGTGGAGAATGGCAAGGAAAATGAGAAAAGAACTTAAGAGTGATATGAAAACACTTGAAAAATGGATAAAAAAAAATGGCAAGGATAAGATGTAATGCTTGTGGAACAGAGTTAGAAGTTTATCAAGCAAATAAAAGTAAAGCGTGTGGATGTGACAACCATACTATGATAAGATTAGATAGAAATGGATTGCCTATTATCACAGGTAACGATCTATCATTGGTTACTGGCATCGAAGGAGTCAGCAAACCTAAAGAAAAAAAGCTTGACACTCCCACACCAATGGAGTATACTAAAAGGATTCCAAGAAAAATGGAGTTTGAAGTTCGCTAGGAAGATTGGCCGAGAGGTTTAAGGCAGCAGTTTGCTAAACTGCCGAAGGAGTCAATCCTTCCGATGGTTCGAATCCATCATCTTCCGTTGCCCTCTGGGCATTTTGTAAATTAACAATAAAAAGTATGAAAATCAAACAACTGATGCTTGCGCCTGTTGCTTTGGGAATGATTGCTCCTGTTGCTGCGAATGCCGCAGACCTTAACCTGGCAGCAGTCAATCAATATTCCTCTAGTGATCAGGTAACAAGTGTCTCACAATTTTCCGATGTGAAACCTACTGACTGGGCTTACCAAGCACTCTCTAATCTGGTTAATCGTTATGGTTGTGTTGCTGGTTATCCTAATGGCACCTTTGGTGGTGCTAAAGCAATGACTCGTTTTGAGGCAGCAGCACTTCTGAATGCTTGCCTTGATCGTGTCACTGAAACTACCGATGAACTTAAGCTCCTTCTAAAAGAGTTTGGTTCAGAACTTACTGTTCTTCGTGGTCGTGTAAATGGTCTTGAAGCAAAAGTTGGTCAACTTGAAGCAACCCAGTTCTCCACCACTACCAAACTTCATGGTGAAACTTTCTTCACTTTGGCTGGTATTCCTGGAGCAGTTACTAATGCTGGTCAAAGTGTGGGTTCTACCACATTTAATTATGATCTTCGTTTGAAACTGGATACTTCCTTCACTGGTAAAGATTTGCTACGCACTCGCCTTCGTGCTGGTAACTTTGTCAACTCTCCTTTTGATACGGATGGTTCACTTTTCCAACTGGATAAAGCAACTGGAACTAACAATCTAGTTAAGATTGATCGTCTGTATTATCAGTTCCCTGTTACTAAAGGTCTGACTGCTACTGCTGCTGCTATCATTGAAAACAATGATCTAGCATGGATTCCTTCAGCATATGAATCTAACATTTTAAACTTCTTTGATGTTGCTGGTGCTCCTGGTGTTTATAATAAAGTCAAGGGTGCTGGTGGTGGTTTCCAGTATATTCAACCTGGCAAACAAGGAGTTATTTTGGGAGCTAACTATATTTCTCAATCTGGTAATGATTCTACCAAAGGTGAGTTCAACTCTGCTTCTGCTCTGAACCTGATGGCACAAGTTGGTTATCGTGCTCCTCAGTGGGGTGCTGCTTTTGGTTATCGTTATGGCACTCAGGGCACTGCTCCAACCGTATTTAATGGTGTTGGTGGTGCTACTGGTGAACTTGCTAATAACCAATATTCCAATGGTTACGCAATCAATGCTTACTGGCAACCACAAAAATCTGGTATCGTTCCTTCAGTTTCTGGTGCTTATAGCTGGAACACTGTGAGTGGTGTTTCTACTCCCAATGGTGCTACCAATAATAAAACTTGGTTCGTCGGTCTTCAGTGGAGCGATGTATTTGCCAAGGGTAATAATGCTGGTATTGCTTATGGTCAACCTGGCAACGCTAATGGTGTGACTTCAAATGCTTCCATCATGGAAATCTTCTACAAGTATAAGGTGTCTGATAACATCAGCATCACTCCTGCGATTCTGTATGTTTCCAACAACCAACAGTTCCAAAATGCTTCCTCTAACTGGGGTGGCGTCATTCAAACCAAGTTCACTTTCTGATAAGTTATGGATCTATTAATGGGTATCTGGGAGAAAGTTTTGTTTCTCCCTTACATCATCGGCATTATGATTGTCGGTGGTCTTGTAAAACAATACGGAGTGCTTAACGAAGTATTCGTAGCACTTCGCAAAACATTTAAATCAAATCGTTTAGTTGTTGCTGCTACTGCTCTCGCTGGTGGTGTTCTACCCATTGAAGGGCGTGTCGTTATGTCGGCACCCCTTCTGGATTCTATCTCCAGTGACAAATCACAATCTCGTTCCAAGTTTGGTATTGTAGATTATCTTTCTACTCACCACTATTACTGGTGGTCACCACTTGAGAAAACAGTTGTGCTTCCGATGGCAGCATTAGGTATCTCGTATACCACACTTATGTCACATACGATTATTCCTCTTGCGATTGTTCTAACATTTGCTGGAGTTTATATCTTCAAGTATGTGAAAGAAACGGACGTAGAAATCGTTGAAGAAACTCGTTCTTTTAGTTGGAACCGACTTCTGAAAGGTTGGGCACCTATTGTAGCTACAATGTGGTTCCTCGTTTGTTATGGTGACCCCGACTATCCTTACCTCTTTGCTCTTTGGTTTGGTGGTCTTGCTACTTACTATTCATACATCTGTAATGATTGGAAGTGGGGTCGTTATATCAACTGGAAGTTTGCTGGTCTTGCTGCTATAGTTCTTGTCTTGGCAGGAGCATTTAGTGAACTCAAAGAACCTGTCTTGGAATATCTGAAGATTACTTCAGCACAAGGTTCGGTTGCTCTGGTAGCAGTTTCTGTGATCGGATTCTTGGCATCATTTGCTATGGGTTCTTCGGGTAAGTATGCTGGTATGGCAACTTTGCTTGCTCAAGCATTTGGTGTTGGTTACTTGACATGGTTTCTATGTATTGAGTATGCTGGATACATCATCTCACCAATGCATAAGTGTCTGCTGATTGGTCAGCAATACTTTGGCACTCCTATCAGAACTTACTATAAGGTTCTTGGTATGTTGATTGCTGCTTTGGTTGGATACGGAGCACTGACTCTAGTGTTCTAGGGGGTTGACAAACCCCCCGACCTCCTATATAATGTGGAGGTCAACAAATGGAAGTGTGTCCGAGTGGTTGAAGGAACTTGTCTTGAAAACAAGCATGGTGAAAGCCATCGTGGGTTCGAATCCTACCACTTCCGTTGGAGTTACTCGTTATGCAGATAGCATAGAAGGAGGCTCCATTTTCAACCTATCATTTGCGCTGGAGCTGATAATCCAGAATGCCGTGATAGCGGGGCGGGGGTTAATCCTCCTCCCCAACCTCGGGGCGTAGGTCAGCTTGGTAGACCGCCTGCTTTGGGAGCAGGATGTCGCAGGTTCAAATCCTGCCGCTCCGATTCTTCTTATGGAGATTTAATGTTAGTAATTTACACCCGTGATAACTGCCCATACTGCAGTAAACTCAAAATTGTTTTAGATAGTTTTTCTGTCAAATACAAGACACTCAATTTAGGGGTTGACTTTGACCGCCCAGCATTCTATACTGAGTTTGGTCAAGGTGCTACTTTTCCACAAGTAGTTATTGATGGTATGATTATGGGTGGTTGTACAGATACAATTGAATATCTAACCAGCATTGGTTGCCTACAAGAAGAAAAAGACATGGAGTGTATGGTATGAAAACGATTACAGAAGAAACTTTTTGCCACGACTTTGATGAAATCATGGACAACGTGATGCTCAACAAAGAAAGTTTTATCATCACTACACCTGATGGCGGTGACGTTCTTCTAATGCCGTATGAAAACTATGCACGAATACAAGGGGAATTAACTCAGTTGGTAGAGTAGCGCCTTTGCAAGGCGAATGTCAGCGGTTCGAGTCCGCTATTCTCCATAAGGGGGGTGTAGCTCAATTGGCAGAGCGGAAAGCTTATACCTTTCGTATACGGCAGATTACCGTGCGGTTGGGGGTTCGAGTCCCTCCGCCCCTATCCTACAATGAATTATTATGACAACACCAAAACAAACAAAAGAAGAATTTCTGTATCCAACACCTCCAATTAATCCAGATACCGACATGAGTTTTTTGGATATTACATTAATTAATAACATCAATAATTTTTCAATACACGTTGGATATCTTAATGCAATGGCAATTGGTGGAAAGAAAAAACCTGAAGACGTTTATCAAGAAATTAAAAAACTTTATAAAGCAATGAAATCATCTCGTAAATCGCTGAGGGGATCATGGTTCTAACACAAGGATTAACAGGAATTGAAGAAGAAGAGCCTGGATTTGAGATTACTCATCTTTCATTCAGAAAAAAAAGATCTAACAATATGTGTGGTGGTCCAGTAGATTACTACATCGGTAACATCGTATTTCGTTTGACTAACGAATCTGCGAAAGGTCGCATGGAATACATTCTGAAAGAAAATGAAAGAGTTCGTGTAGCACCAGATGAAGAGTTACACAACAAGTATTACGATGGTCTTCATTTCAAGTTTGGAAATAAGGATTTGGAAGATGTGATAAAAAGTGATGACCCAGAAGAAGATGGTGCAATAGAAGAAGATGGTCAAAAGTTTTATAAGCTTGACATCATCAACAAAGAAGGTATCAAAAATGAAGATGTATTCATCTATGCTTACCGTCGTAACATGGATCCCCTACATGATTTCGTACAATACATTGAGAAGTTTGATTGTTATCGAATGCACGAATACTTCCAAGATACACCAGTAGTTCGTGGTATAATACAGTATCTCCAAGACATGAAAGATGGTAAACCAAATCCTAGCCGCACTGTCTACCATGAGCAGTTCCTCAACACGCTCACCAACCTCTGCTGGTGGTGGGACTAGAATCTGTTCCCGTTGCAAAACTGAATACCCCCTTGACAGCACCCACTACCAAGTGGTAAAATACTTTCGTACAGGATTCTCCTACTACTGCAATGACTGCAACAAACCAAAGCTGCGTGAAGACCATTCTTGATCGTTTCCCCTATCGTTACGTTCAAGTAGGCACCCTAGAAATCAATGGCAAACCTGACTGCCGTATTCAAAAAGTAGATTCATATACTGGTCGCTACCGTGATATGTATCTTTGTGATAACGAGATGCAGTTTATGACAGCGATTGAAGATTTTGAATACACCAAATGGCTTGACCCAGACACAGTTCCATGCTACGTTAAAGAGGATGACTACGATGAATGATAAAGCACTTTATCAACTTGAGAGAGCAATCGATGCTCTAACACAAATGGCAAAGTATATGCGTGAAGAACAAGCACCGAGCACTCCAGTAAAGTTTAATGAGCACATGGGTGTTTTTGCGCCTTATACATATTATACAGAGTCACGGACGGACTATAACAGCACTGGTGGAGTCAACGTTACCCTTTGAATGCTATGAATCCTGTTAGAATGAGAATCGTTGAAGAACTTGACAACGGAGATGAAGTTATTACTTACTTTGATGTCTCTATGATTGACAAAAGATTTTACTATGTGTATGATGAAGTTAATCATGGACCCTTTGACGATTTTGATGATGCTGTGCAGGCAGCATACGAGGATTTGATTCCTCAACCTGTCTCGGAATGACATTAAACTTGCCCTGGTCGGGAACCCCCTCGATGAGTTTCCAATTTCTCTTTAAAGAATTGGTGGTGCGGATGGGATAACTCCCGCCCAGTTTCCTGCCTCTGGTCAAAGGGCAGGTGGCGAGCCTGCTCACACGGGGGTTGACCTCCCCCACTCGCTCCAGTGGTGGAACGGTAGACACAGCGGACTTAGAATCCGCCGCCTTAAAAAGCGTGGAAGTTCAAATCTTCTCTGGAGCATTGATACTGCTGGAAATATTCGGTGGTATCATTAGGTAAGGAAAGTAAAAGGAGCATGGGAACCAGTGACACATCTGAAACGTATGGAGATACCGCACCTGCCTAACTATCTGGCCAGATAGAATTAGCCCCCTATTGAATGTGGATTGGGCACCATATAAGCTCAAAAAGAAAGGTTTGCTTCCTTTCAAGCCTCTATATAAATTAGCATTAACTCAATCATGGTAGAGTGCCCGCTCTAGAG